AGTATCTTATTTCCTCAATGTTAAAACAAGGCATAAATAAGGCTGATATCCGGGTTTACAACGATGATAAAGGTCTGGGTAACCTCAAAGCCTGCATGGAAGCATTTGCAAGCTGTGAAGGAGACGGTGGTACGTGGCACTTGCAGGACGATGTTCTTATATGTAAGGACTTCAAGGAAAGAACAGAATGGTATGATCATGGTTTGGTGTGTGGCTTCAGTTCCCTGAAGTACGACGGCGATATAGAGGACAGGAAAGGCGCAGTGCCTAGGGACAAGATGTGGTTTTCCTTCCCTTGTATAAGGATACCAAACCAGTGGGCAAGGGAATGCGCAGATTGGGTAACGAATTACATCATAGGCAATCCGGTTTATCAGAAATACTGGGAAAACGGTGTGAATGATGATTGGGCATTTAGGACTTACCTGAAGGAGTTCCATAAAGACTGCGTAGCATTAAATATCATGCCTTGTCTGGTAAATCATGTGGATTATATAATTGGCGGCAGTAGTGGGTTACGAAACAGAAAGCATCCGGTAACGGCACAGTATTGGACAGATGACGATTTGGTGGAGGAACTGAAAGATGGCTTGGATTACAACAGATAATGGTAAGCATATCAATACTGATTGGTTTGATAAAGACAGACAGATAGCGCAAAATAAGGCGGAGGCTGATAAAAAGAACGCCGAGGAGAAAAATGCTTGGCGTATGAAAAACGATAAATACCAAAAGAAAACCGAGGGCGGTGTATATTTTTATTCCAGTGATAAATTATGGGGTCAAGATATCGATGAAAAAATGTATGATAAACTCCCCAAATATATTAAAAAGTCTGTAGTTATGATAGAAAAGCGCAAAACTGGTGATGGCATTCATGCCGAAATCTATTATGTTAATAAGGACGGGAAAATAGAGTGGTTTGATGAATATGGAATGGGTGATTTTATGGCGGAACTCAAATCCACTAATAAAGATGATTTTGGGCTTGTTAGTGATTGGGAGTACGATGGAAGCTATAAGGAAGGTAAGCAATTAAAGCGGAGGTAAATAAAGTGCCAGTTAGAAAAGTAAAAGGCGGCTACCGTTGGGGTAGTACCGGTAAAGTATATAAGAGTAAAGCAAAAGCCGTAAGGCAGGGCAGAGCAATTAAAGCAAGTCAGAACAGACGGAGGAAGAAATAATGTCGTTTTGGTCAAGCATCATATCAAAGCTAAAGGAGATACTGAAAAAGATGGTAGGATCACGCACAATCGAACAAACACTTCATGTCACTCCTATTATGTCCTCTCAGATGGAACACGCTATCGAGCAGTGGGCGGCTATGTATAAGAATCAGGCGGACTGGCTGAAAGAGCCCAGTTTTGGTGATCCGGTACGTGTCGTATCATTAGGACTGCCCGCACTAATTGCAAGTGAGAAGGCAAGGACAGCACTTCTGGAATTTCAGTCAGAGATTACAACTCCCACAAAGGAAGTAGAAGAGGCAAATCCGAATTACGTTCCTCCGGAGCCTGATGAGTTCGGTAATATCATGCCCAGCATGGAACCGGAAACGATCATTAAGGATAAGCCCGTAACGGCAACGGACAGAGCCGAATATCTGGACGAACAGTACAAGAAACTGAAGAAGCAGCTGCGTAAGCAGATCGAATACGGCATCGCGAAAGGTGGACTTGTTATTAAGCCCTACCTCGTAGCAAACGAAGTGGACGGTAAGGACACTGATTGGCAGATGGAGTTCGACTTTATCCAGGCAGACAGCTTCTTCCCGTTAGCATTTGATGCAAGCGGTCAGATCACGGAAGCAGCATTTATCCAGACACAAGTTGAAAAGGACGTTGTCTATAGACGCCTTGAATATCATCGTTGGAAGAATAACGTTGTAACCATTATCAATAAGGCATTCAAGTCAAATAACAATAACACGCAGGGTGATATGTCCGGATTGGATTTAGGATCCGAGATCCCGCTTACTGCTGTTTCATCTTGGAAGGATCTCAAGGAAAAGGTAGAAATCAAGAATATGCAGAAACCACTGTTTGCATATTTCAAGATGCCGGAAGCAAACACGATAGACACCAGCAGTCCATTGGGTGTATCTGGATATAGCAGAGCTGTTAGTCTTATAAAGGACGCAGATATGCAATATAGCAGACTGTTATGGGAATACGAAGGCGGCGAGTTAGCGATAGACATCGACCGCGATGCAATGACGTTTAAGGAAGATGGTAAGGGTGGACATCAGACAGTTCCCAACAGAATGCAGGCAAGGCTGTTTAGAACAGTTGACCTGGGCGAAAGTGATACCTATCAGCCTTACGCTCCGGCATTACGTGATGCTTCGTTTATCACGGGATTGAATACAATCCTTATGAGAATAGAAGACATTGTTGGTTTAAGCAGAGGAACGCTGTCGGATGCAAGTGTAGAAGCTAAGACAGCAACAGAGATTAAGATCCTTAAGCAGCGCAGTTACCAGACAAACGCAGATATCCAGCAGGCAATAGAAGATTGCCTTCGCGACGTTGTTTACATTATGAATGCCTACTGCGATCTGTATAAGATCACCAAGGATGGCAAATATGATGTTTCGTTTGAATGGGACGACAGCATTATAGTTGATGTAGACACAGAGCTTGGTAAGCAGATGACGTTACTGCAGAACGGACTTACTAGCAAGGTAGAAGTTCGTCAGTGGTACTTCGGAGAAACAGAGAGACAGGCACAGGAAGCACTTCAGAAGATTAAGGAAGAGTCACTGGGCGAGGCAGAAGATCAGATGATAATGGGCTCGAACGAAAACAACAGTCCATTTCAGAAGAATAAGCAACCGAAAGGGAAAGGAGAAAAGAAATGAAATTAAGTGAATTCTTAGCAGCGTTAAAGACACCCAATGTACAGGTATCGATTGTAGACTTAGCTTCCAGCACTGAGATTGTAACCCTCAAGGCGGCCGGTTATGCTAGCCTGGATGATACGATTGAGAACAGAGAGGTTGTTCAGTGGGAAGTTTCAGGCGCTACTTCTCTCAAGGTAATGCTGGGTACTGCAGTTACCACAGAGCCTTAATGAAAGGGGATACGGACCGTGTTATCAGAGAACGCGATCGATGCTCTTATGGAGCCGATTATTGAAAGACAGGAGTCAATCAATAATTACGTAATACAGACAATAGCTGAGAGGGTAAAAGAGATCGGACATCTTTTGCCCTCAGATGTCTATAAGCTGGAGCGTATTCTGAAATCAGGCGGCGACGTAAAGAAGATCAACAAAGAGATAGCACGCCTTACGGGGTTAAACGAACGGGATATAAAGAGGCTTATCAGAACAGTAGCGCAGGATTATTATAAGGACGCTAAACGGTATTACGATTACAGGAAGCTACCTTATATCCCGTTTGAAGAGAATAAGCCACTACAAACTATCGTAGCAGCTATAGCAAAGCAAACGGCAAATACCTATATCAATATATCTAACGCACGGGCATTTATGATAAGGGATTTGAAGAATCCGGGAAGACTTGTAGCAACTCCTCTCAGTAAGACATATTATTCTGTGGTGGACGAAGCAATTCAGGCTGTGCAGAGTGGCACGTTGGATTTTAATACTGCCATGCGCAGAACTATGCGTCAGTTAGCAGACAGCGGAATACGATATGTGGAGTATGATGCAGAGAGTGGCAGGAAGTACACACAAAGGCTTGATACTGCGGTAAGACGTAATCTGTTAGACGGCATCCGTCAGGTGGGTATAGAAGTTCAGGATGAACTGGGAAAGCAATATGGCGCCACTGGTAAAGAAATCACAGTACACGCTAATTCGGCTCCGGATCATGAACCTATTCAAGGTCATCAGTTTACGAACGAAGAGTTTGATAAGTTACAAAACCACGAAGATTTTCAAGACGTGGACGGGAATAAGTTCGACGGACTGGAACGTGTAATCGGGCAATATAACTGTTATCACGTAGTCTATTCCATCATCGTGGGTGTTAGTAAGCCTACCTATACGAAAGCACGGTTACAAGCGATGATAGACGCCAATAAGAAGGGCTATACAACCTCTGATGGCAGGCATATGACAATGTATGAATGCACACAGGAACAGAGGAAGCTTGAAACGAAAATACGTGAGCAGAAGGAAAGGCAGATGGCTTTCCAGGCAAGCGGAGATTTAGATGCGGCGAGAGAAGCACAGGCAAAGATGATACAATACCAGAAACAATACAAGGCATTTTCCCAGTCGTGTGGCTTAAAGGTACGTAAGGATAGAATGGCTGTCAGCAATTATAGAAGAATCAAATAGATTTATAGAAAATACCTATAAATCTATTTACAATTTACCAAATTTATAATACAATATAATTGATGAGGAGGTTCTTGACATGGATGCTATATTGCCTGCACTGATAACCGGAGGTTTAGCGCTTCTTGGAGTAATTATCACAAATGTATCGTCTAATAGATCCGTCGAGAACAAGATTATCACAGCTCAGGCGGTAACGGATACGAAAATCGAAGCTCTTAAAGACGAGGTGGCTAAGCATAACAACTTTGCCAGCCGCGTTCCTGTAATTGAACAGCAGGTTAAGAGTATGGACAGACGTATTGACGGTCTGGAAAAGGCTGTAGATTCCCTCAGGTAATAATCACGCTTAGACGTGTTTATTATAATAACCCCAGCGTAAAGGGATATAAAGAACGCACATTCAGACGAGACTGTAATCGTCAGTTAAACAAAACAGATATAAAGAATGGAGGCAGTTATGAAGGATTTAAAAGAACTCTTTGATCAGTCGGAGAACGGAGCATTAACTTACGAACAGTTCATGGATCTCGCTAAGCAGAATAATGCTAAGCTGGTAGATCTGAGCGAGGGTGGTTATGTTTCAAAAAGTAAATACGAAGCAGAACTCGAAGCTAAGGCTAAAGAGATCGCTACACTGACCGGCACTATCTCAACTCGAGACACTGACCTGGAAACACTCAAAAAGCAACTGGAAGCAGCGGGCGCTGACACGACTAAGCTCAACGAACTCACGTCCCAGTTAGCAGATCTGCAGACAAAGTACGATACCGATTCAAAGGCGTACAAGAAGCAGTTATCACAGCAGGCATACGAATTCGCAGTTAAGGAGTATGCAGCAACAAAGAACTTTTCAAGCCAGGCAGCAAAGAGAGACTTTATTCAGTCAATGATTGCCAAGCAGCTTAAGATGGAAAATAACTCGATCCTTGGAGCCGACGACTTTGTAAAGGTGTACGAAGAGAACAATAAGGATGCCTTCATAGAGGATTACGACCTTGAGGACGAGGAAGAGGAACAGTACGTTCCGGATAATAAGCCTCAGTTCATAGGCTCAACTCCGGGAGCGGAAGATGCGCACAGCACAGATCCTACGGGTGGATTCTTCAATGCTTTCCACTTTACTCCTGTGAGACCTATGCCTGATGGTAACAATTAAGGAGGAAAATACTATGTCTACACCTTATGTAGCACCTGCTAATAACGGTACAGCCGGAACCTACAATGGTTCAACCGCTATCGGCGCACTCAACTACGCAACCGAATATTCCAGAGCGCTGTCACAGATGTGGCCTTATGTGCTCAACTTCGGTGCACTGTACAAGACACCCAACAACAACAGATATCGCTGGGTAAACGCAAAGTCGATCGAGATCCCTTCGATCAAGACAACCGGTCGTGTTGATGGCGATCGCGATACAATCGCATTCGCACAGCGCAATTACGATAACGCATGGGAGACCAAGACACTTACTCACGAGAGAAAGTGGAGCACACTTGTTCATCCCATGGACATCGATCAGACCAACATGGTAAGCACTATCGCTAACATCACTCAGGTGTTCAACGAAGAGCAGAAGTTCCCGGAAATGGACGCTTATACAATTTCCGAACTTTATAACAAGTGGATCCTTACCAGCAATCCTCGTACCGGCGTTCAGCATACGGCAGACACCACGGTTCTTACCGTACAGAACATCCTTTCGGTATTTGATAAGCTCATGCTTAACATGGACAATGCGATGGTTCCTGCAAACGGCAGAATCCTTTATGTAACCTTCGAAGTTCAGCAGCTCCTGAAGGAAGCACAGGGTATCAGTCGTTCGATGGATATCACTTCCGGTCCTAACGCAATCGATCGCAGAGTAAACAGACTTGACCAGGTTCAGATCGTCGGTGTTCCTTCAACCCTTATGAAGACCGCTTATGACTTCACTCAGGGCTGGGCAGTTGATGCAAGCGCCGGTCAGGTTAATATGTTCCTTGTTCATCCTCTTGCAGTTATCACTCCTGTAAGCTACACCTTCTCAAGACTGGATGCTCCCAGCGCGATGTCCGAAGGCAAGTATGTTTACTACGAGGAGTCCTTCGAGGACGTATTCATCCTCAACAAGAAGAGCGACGCCCTTCAGTTCAACATCACTGCAGGCAGCGGAACAACCAGTACCACATCGGCAACGACAACCACTGGTACCTGATTATAAGGAGATCGGATTATGTCATTGATTGACGAAACCGTAAGAGTAAAGCGTGGCGGATCGTTTCTAACGATTCCCGCTACATCGATAGAGCGCTACAAGGACAAAGGCTACGAGGTAGTTGATGCATCCGGTAACGTTGTCAAGAAGGGCGACGATATCGAATCACTGAAGTCAGCTCTCGAGAAGAAGTCCGCAAGGGTAAGGGAACTGGAGGCTCAGGTAGCAGAGCTTAAGCAACTTCTTAGGGAAGCACAGAAGCCGGCAGCAGAACCCGTTAAGCCCATAGCTAGACGCTCTACAAGAAAGTGATTGTAATCAGCCCATAGAATACTCCCAAAATTGTTGAAAGGTGGCGGAATTCATGTATTTGACTTATGAAGAATATACAAGCATGGGTGGAACACTTGATGAACCCACCTTCAACGATTTAGAGTTTGAGGCTGAAGCGCTTGTAAATTGGCACACGTTCAATCGCCTTAAGAAGAATACCACATATCCTCAGGAACTGAAAAGATTAATGAAGTACTTAATCAGCATGGCAGCTTTCAAGAACAACGTTCTGGCAGCAAGTGCTGGTAGCAGCGATACTTCGATCCCAGTTGGAGGAGCGGTGGCTTCTCAGTCAAACGACGGTGTATCTATCAGTTACAATACATTGAATGCAAAGGATCTGGTAGAAGACGTTAGCAAGGACGCAGAAGAAGCTATTCAAAAGTATTTAAACGGTGTAATGAACGAGTTGGGTCAGGTGTTACTTTACAGAGGTATTTATCCAGGGGAGTGATGTCTATGAGTAAACCGGGATTTCCTGTTTGGTGGGAAACCACTATAACAGTCTACAATAAGTTTACAGACACACAGACGGGATTGGTACACTGGTACAGAACGGTTATAACAGACTGCTTCTGGCAGTTATCCGGAACGGAAGTGCGTGTAGGCGGAACGGTACTGGATTCGAAGTCAATTGTCTGCAGGATACCTAAGGATAGCAAGTTCCTGGAAAAGCAAGATTGGGCAGCACAGCCTAACGACACGAAGGGCAACTACTTTACTCTTGGACAGGGCGATATCATTGTAAAGGGCGAATGCGACTTTGAGATTGACGAGTACACAAAGGGACACCGTTCTACAGACTTGTTAGGTAAGTACAGAGAATATCAAGCGTGTATGGAGATCACCGAGTGTTCTGTAAACACAGGCACAGGCAAGAACAATGAGCACTATCTAGCAAGAGGGAAGTGATGCTATGGCAAAGATACGGGTAAAGATAGATCATAGGATCATCAGCCAGAAACTCCAAAAGGAGTTTGAAAAGGTTAATAACCCGACAACTATGCTTGCCATACATAATACACTCGCTAGGATGTGCGATCCTTATGTGCCCTTCCTGAACGGACCACTGTCGCAGACAGCTCAAGTATTGCCAACCGGTGTTCGTTATTATCAACCGTATGCGAGATATCAGTATTACGGAGATCATTTTAACCACACCACAGATTATCACCCTTTGGCATCTGCCAGATGGGATAAGGCAATGCTCAGAGATCATCGAACAGAGTTTTATCAGGAAGTGAAAGAGATTATTCGATGGAGGTTGAGAGAGACAAATGGTAGATAAGAATCAAGCCATAATTGATTTTCTGCTTGACTGTCCGGCAATAATGTATAATCCTCTGTTCTTTAATTTCTTACAGGCACAGGACGAGAACAAGCAGATCATCGTTCAGTCCAATGATAAGGTTATTAATCAGAGATACATAGATGGAAGCGTTATGAAGCGCTTCACTTTCTCTATCGTAGACTTCAGATCAGTCACCTATCAGCCCTTACCGAAAGTTACTGGATATACCAGTGAAAATGTCGAGGAACTTTTGGATGTGCAGGGTATAATGGATTGGATAAACGAACAGGCGGAAGCAGAAAATTATCCGGATTTTGGGGAAGACTGCTTTATCGATAACATGACGACAACAGCCGAAAATCCTAATTTGGACGGTGTTGATACAAGTGTCACGCCTGCATTAGCGAAGTACAGTATGTCGATTCAGATCGACTACTTGGATAAAAGTAAGATGCTTTGGAAATAATCAAAGGAGGGTATAAACATGGCTGCAACGACAACTATTAAGCAGATCAACCTCAAGCAGGGTCAGCGCGCCGAAAGAAAGTTACTCATCACAGTAGCCGAGTGGGAAGAGCCTACACTTGATGGCAGCACCACTGGAACTGAGCAGGTAAGAGAGCTTCTCGGAACACGTACAGAGGATTCCAGCATTGAGTACAATCCCGATATTCAGGAGAGTACAGATATTCTTGGAAATAACTATACTGACGTGAACAAGACACAGCCTACACAGAGCTTCGATCCTTTCCTTGTCCTGGGTGGATCAAGACTGGCTGCGTTCCTTAACGACATCCGTCGCAGAAACGCACTCTCAGAGCTGCAGCAGTTCACGATCTATGTTATCACCGCTTTCGTAGGTACTTCGGGTCAGTATGAGACAGAGAAGCACGAAGACTGCTCAATCACATACGATTCGATCGGCGGCGATGCAAATGTCAACTTCCCTATCACTGTTCATTTCTCGAACAAGATCACGACAGGCACAGTTGATAAGCTTACAGCGGATTTCCAGTTTGCACAGGATACAACCGTGTAATAAGTAGGAGGAGTATATATGGCACTGACAGATGATATGGAAAAGCAGGTTAATGATATTATAGATATCAACCTGGACGGGGCGGAACGTAAGAAGTTCCGTATTAACGGAAACAATGATGCGATCATCGAATTGAACATCTCGGATCTCGGGATTGTTGAAAGAGTTGAAAGCAGCATGGAAGAACTTCAGAAGTATATGTCCGAGATTGCATCACTGGACACAGAAGAGGAGGGATTTAGTTCCCGGCTCAAAGAGATCGATCAGAAAATGCGCGATACAGTAGATGCGATTTTCCAGTATCCTGTCAGCGCTGCGTGCGCGAAATACGGTACGATGTATGATCCTAAGGACGGCAAGTTCCGGTACGAAACGATCATCGAAGGACTTATGAAGTTATACAATGACAACATAAGCGAGGAATATCGTAAGGTGCAGGAACGCCTGAAGAAACACACAGACAAATACACCAAAACCGTTGCTCCTACCAAGAGGAAGAAGAAATAATGTATTCACTTCAAACTTCGGTTCAAATCGGTCAAGCATCATTCGAGATACGCAATAAGGGCGATTTCCGAATGGTGCTTGATTGTTTTAAGGCATTGAATGATACAGAATTGGATACTACAGAACGCATATATGCGGCGCTGATAATCTTCTATGAAGACTTTGGCAGCCTGGAAGATGTATTGGCACAGGGTGAGAATTTAGTTGCTTTGCAACAGAACATGATGCGTTTCTTCAACGGCGGCGATGAGAACACTCAAAGCAATACTCACGATTATGCCATAATAGACTGGGAAAAGGATTCGAATCTTGTTTGCGCTGCTGTTAACAACGTAGCAAAACAGGAAATTCGTTCCCTGGACTATTTACACTGGTGGACATTCTTAGGCTACTATATGTCTGTTGGTGAGAGCCTGCTATCTACTGTTGTAGGTATTCGATATAAGATAGCACGGCATGAGAAATTGGAAAAGCACGAAAAGAAGTTTAAACAGGACAATCCTGAATATTTCAACATAGACTTGCGCAGCGTTTCAGAACGTGAAGCAGATGCCTATGTCAGAGCATTGTGGGGTGAATAAGTATGGCAGACACAGATATTATGCTTTCCGTCGACCTTGATGTTAAGGACGCCGAAAAGACCGCTCATGAACTCCAGAAAGAAGTCGAGGATATATTCAAATCCCGTAACGGACAGCAGTCCGCTTCTTTAACAAGCCTTGAGATGCAGATGAAGAAGGCTTACGACCAGGCTTCCAAATTACGGGAACAGATGGGAAAGTTAGCCACGGAGCAGGTTGCTACTAAAGATTATAAAAAGGTTACTGACGACCTTCAACATTACATTGATCTGTACGACCAACTCATTGAGAAAAATAATAAGTATGAGGAAGAGGCTAAGGACGGCACAATAGACTCCGAGAAGTATCAGGAACTTGCTGCTCAGATGGAGAAAGTTGAAGATACCATTCATAATCTTACTCTTAAGAAAGAGCAGATGGAGAAAGACGGCACGGCTTTTATCGCGGGTAAGGAAACTGAGGAATATAAGAAGTTACAAACAGCCCTGGACGCAACCAATGATAAACTTAAGCAGCAGATCGTAAGGCATCAGGAACTGGAGAATAAGGCAGCCCAGTCTGCTAACAAGGTAAGTAAATCCTCCAGGAAGATGGCAGACGAGACTAAGAAGAGTTCGAAGTCTATGGTTGCTAATTTAGGCAAGATTACTAAAAGACTTATCCTGCTGGCATTTGGCGTAAGAGGAGCCTTTGCCTTACTTCGTAAGATGAGAACGGCTATCATTAGAGGCTTCCAGGAATTACAAAAGAGTAAGATAAGTCCTATTACAGACCAGATAAATGAACTAAAGGCATCGTTAACCACTTTCCGAAATGCGTTGGTGGGTGCCTTTGAGCCTATTATCAAGATAGTAGTTCCCTATCTTACGCGGCTGGTGGATTATCTTACGCAGGCTATTGATAAGATGGCTCAGTTCTTTGCAGCAATGTCCGGACAGAAGACTTACATCAAGGCTATTAAGAAAACTGGTGAAGAGATAGAACGGGCAGGCGAAAAGGCAGAAGGCTCCCTGGCTTCGTTTGATAAGTTGAATGTCATTAACGCCGAGGACAGGAACTCCTTCGAGGAAAGTGGCATCTCAACTGAGACCCTGGACATTGTTAGTAAGATGAAGCAGGGACTTGAAGAACTCAAGAAACTTGCCAGTGAAATCGTCATCGAGCCTTTCAAACTGGGATTTGATAAAACCTTTGATGCTAAGGGACTCGAAAAGATTAAAACAAATCTCGATAAGATCAGAACGGCTGTTAAATCCATTGTAACAGATCCCCGGCTGGCTTCTCTGAAGACTACTGTCTCAAATATAAGCCAAGCAGTGGGCGTATTGACTGGAGCCGTAGCCAACATTGCCTCGATACTGGGACAACTGTTTACGGGCGCGATAGCCACCTTTTTGGCGGGAAATGCGCAAGCGATCGTTGACTTTATTGTAAATGTCTCGAACCGGTTGGCAACACTTGCCCAGGACTTCGCAGATTTCATATCGGCTATCGCTGTTATCCTGCAGCCTTTGGCAAGCGACTCGGCTATCAAGATAGTAGCCGAAACCCTGGGAATTATCTTCGATGCTTTGTCGGGACTTGCATCGCTGGGTCTTGATGTTCTTATAACAGTATTCGAGTTCTTCACAAAACCCATTGAAGATAATGCAGGCGGATTTGCAACCGCCCTCCAGGGAGTTTTGGATATACTGACTCCTCTTGTAGAAACCGCCCGTACATTCCTGAACGATGTATTATCCGGTGTGATGGACGTATGGGAAAAGATAAAGGGCGTTATAGAAGAAGTCGGGGAATGGCTCTCGGAGTTAACAGGCATTATCCTGGACTGGTGGAATAACGGTCCTGGACCCATGTTAGAGGGTTGGGCGCAAGATATCAAGTCATTCTACGAAGAATACATTTCACCAGTTATTGACGAATTGTTTGGTATGTTATCAGACCTGGTAGGATACTTAGGTGAGATCCTGGCGCCTATATTGGATAAGGTCAATGACATCATCAAGTGGTTCTTAGATAATGTGTGGCCGATACTGGAAGAAGCATTACAGGCAGCATGGAACTTGATCAAGGGCGTTGGAGAAGTAGTGGCTACTGTGGTCACGTCAATACTCGAGGACGTGAGATTTGTCTGGGGCGCAATACATGACATAATCACCGGAGACTTCAAAGGACTTTTTGAAAGGGCTTCTAAGTGGTTTAATAGCAAAATTGAATTTATTAGAAAGATCCTGGACAGCCTTAAGAAGACGTTCACTGAGATACTGGATCATATAAGGGCAATGTTCAAGAAATTCGGCGATGCTGTTATATCAGTATTCGATGCAATCAAGGAAGGTATTAAGAAACCTATTAACGCAGTCCTGGGATTCATTGAGTCAATGGTAAACGGAGTTATAGCCGGACTTAATAAAATGATCCGGGCTATGAATAAACTCAGTTTTGATGTGCCTGACTGGGTTCCCGGAATTGGCGGAAATACGTTTGGTTTCGACATCAAGGAGATTTCGGAAATTTCAATTCCTAGGCTTGCGCAGGGTGCGGTTATTCCTCCCAGTGCTTCAAACTTCCTGGCAATGTTAGGTGATAATAATAAGGAAGCAGAAGTTGTGTCGCCTATCTCTACAATAGAGCAGGCATTACGCAATGTAATGAAGGAGCAGAACTGGAACGTTACATTCCAGGTCGAAGGAGATCCGAATGGAATGTTCAAGGTTATGCGTAAGAAGTCGGTGGAATATACTCAGCGCACTGGGTCAAGTGCGTTTGCATAAACGGATAGAAAATTCCTTGGAATGGTAGTATAATATAGGTGAGGAGGCAGGGTATGGCTTACAATGGGTTTTTGATTAAGATTAAGGGCGCCACGGATTATACCGTGCCTCTTACCTATATGGACGAGAAGTCCTATAAAGGAACTCTTTCCACACTTGATACAGAAGCATATCGTGATGCAAACGTAACGCTTCATAGAACAGCGGTAAAGCAGGTTCCTCATTGTTCCTTTACAACACGAATACTGACTAATGCTCAGATCCGGGATATATGGGAAGGACTTAGTAGCCGCTACACCAATGCCATTGAGAAAAAATTCCAGGCAACGATCTATATAACAGAAAGGGATGCTTATTACACGGGATACTTTTATATTCCGGATACAGAAATGACGATAAAAAGCATCAATAAGAAAACTAACGTTATCAAGTATGAACCCGCCACGTTTGAACTTATCGCTTACGGTGAGGGTGGTTTCTAAGGAGGAGAGAACGCATGATAAATTATCAGTACATGGATCTATTTCTCCAGGACAGTATTCATCACGACATACTGATGACAGATGGAACTGTTAACGTTTCAGGAACAGGGTACACAGTTACAGGTCAGACAGTTACTATCGACAATACTTTGATTGATGGTGAGAATGTTGATCTGTATCAATCTCTCTGTTCTTCTTCCCAGTTGGAATTCGGCGCATGTGAAGCGGCTTCCCTGGAGTTTACCATTTACGATAACGTAGCCCCGCTCAAAGGCAAGACACTTAAGGTTTATATCTTCCCGGATAACGACGCATCTAAGATACTTCAGATAGGAGTATTCAAGGTCACAGAAGATGAGTTGACTTCCGACAGGACAAAGAGAGATATTATAGCATACGATGCACTGTATGACATTATCAATTCGGACGTGGCTGATTGGTATAATACGTTGCTTCCTAATACCACAACCAGCATAACCCTGGCACAGTTCCGGGCATCGTTAATGACACACTTTGGCATCACTGCTGAGAGCGCAACACTTGTTAACGACAGCATGACAGTGAAACGCACAATCGCCCCGGACAGTTTGAGTGGCGTAGACGTTCTTAGGGCTATATGCGAACTGAATGGTGTCTTTGGAATGGTTACTAACGAAGGCAAGTTCAGGTTTGTGGAATTGTCAGCAGGCATTGATGATGGATTGTTTCCTAGTGACACACTTTATCCTGCAGACGATCTATATCCTCAAGATGTGAATCCTCATGTAACACCCATGCCGAAGTCACAGTATATAACAGTTGATTTCAAGGACTTTATAGCGGAGTCGATCACACAACTCGTTATTCGTACAGACGATGCAGATGTGGGGACGCAGGTAGGAACTTCCGGGAACACTTATGTCATTCAGGATAACTTCCTTGTATATGGCAAGGGAGCCACAGAATTGGGAACGATAGGAACCAATGCGTTATCTAAGATGACGAACAGATATTATAAACCTTGTACAGTTGATTGCGTTGGAAATCCCTGCCACGAAGTTGGCGATCCCATTCGTATATCAACAAAGTACAGAGGAATCGTCACATACATACTTGAACGTCACTTGCACGGCGTCCAGGGACTCCGGGACGAATATTCAGCCCAGGGTTCCCAGTATTATAGCCAGCAACTTAATTTCAAAGGAACGCAGGTAAGGAAACTGGCTAACAAGTCAGCGCAGCTTAAGTTCGATACAGACGGGTTGCAGACGTATGTCGAGGAACAGCTTGATACTTCCGTGGTCGGTTCATACGCCAACATCACAGCGGGGCAGATAGCCTTAAAGGTTAGCAAGACAAACCTTGTGGATGATTTGGACGATGAAATGACGGGCATTGATATAACATCAAACCGCATAGATATAACGAGTTCGGGTGTGTTTACAGTTGACGCAACAAACTTCAAATTGACGGACGA